ATGGAAGTATGCACTGGGTAGTTTCTCTGATGAAAAGACTAGACGATACGACAACTACATTGTTCTGGTACGTTCTATTATTTTCTTTTCTTATCTCATTACTAATTGTTTTATTATTGCAGGGGTCATAAGACATTGGAATTAAAAGATTGGCTTAATTCAATTAACTTCAATAAGGACAATCTTATTGAAGAAGATCCTACTGCAATTAAGGATTATCCTTCATATATTATTAATCGTTGTTTGTCTGGACATCTTGATTGTATTCTCTTTGCAAATGAGATGAATAAGTATTCATTCCTAGATAAGGACATGCAATATTCATTTTATCTAAATACACTTAGGAAAAAGAAAAGATTTAGTCCCTGGCTCCGTAAGGATAAAGTCACAGACCTCGAAATCATCAAACAATACTATGGTTATAGCAACGAAAAGGCATCTAATGCCCTGAAAATATTAACCCCTGAACAAATTAAATTTATTAAACAACGACTTGATACTGGAGGAATGAAATGACTACCACGGTAGAACCAGAAGTAAAGTGGTCGCAAGACCAGATGGTAGAAGTACTTCTAAATGAACCCGATGATTTCTTAAAGGTACGTGAAACTCTCACAAGAATTGGTGTAGCTTCAAGAAAAGAAAAGAAATTATATCAGAGTTGCCATATCTTGCATAAACAAGGAAGATATTATATAGTACATTTTAAGGAATTATTTGCACTTGATGGGAAACACGCTAACCTTACTGCTAATGACGTTCAGCGTCGGAATCGTATCACTCGCCTCCTTTCTGATTGGGGTCTCATATCTGTCGTAAAGGCAGAATCAGTTACTGATATTGCTCCTCTTAATCAGATTAAGGTTCTTTCATATAAAGATAAAGGTGATTGGATCCTGGAGCAGAAGTATAATATAGGTAAAAAGGGTAAGACCCAAGAAACCGAATAAAAAAATACGGGATTCAACATCCTGTTTTTTTGTGTTACATGGTTAAATAGTATTGTCGCCTTCGGGGGCACAATTCACACTCGCTTAACAAGGAGAACCATGAACACACTAGCAAGGTATCACTCTGCAAATCTTCCAGATCTTTTCGATAAGATTACTAAGAACAGCATAGGGATGGATGAGTATCTGAATAATTTCTTTAATTCAGATTTCCCACAATCAAACTATCCACCATATAATTTGATACAATTAAATAATCATGAGTCGAAACTCGAAATCGCCCTTGCGGGGTTCAAGAAAGATGAGTTACAAGTCTTCACGGAGTTTGGAAAACTATATGTCGAAGGCAAGAAAGAAGAATCAAAAGATGCTGGAGAATTTGTCCATAAAGGATTGGCCCAACGTAGTTTTAAACGAGTCTGGACGGTCTCCGATGATACGAAGGTGGGATCCGTCGAGTTTGAGGACGGACTTCTAACAGTGGAACTGAATAAGATTGTTCCAGAACATCACAGTCGAAAAGATTATATCTAATCTCTAAATAACAAGAGGTCTTTACAGACCTCTTTTTTATTGCTATAATAAAAACAAAAATGGTATTAGTATTCATCATCGTAGGACTATTATTCTTTATCATGGGATATGGATTATGGCTTACTGTTGGTCCTGGTAAGGTAGATTTGCGTGACCCTATTGACGAACATGCTAAAATGCATGAACTGGGAATTGCACATGGCCATGGTGGAAACAAAGATGCATATGCAATGTCAGGTAAATTAACTCACAAACACGATGCCACAACAAACACTTAAGTTTACTATCAGACAAGATGGTTATGTAACTGAAGAAGTTATAGGAGCAACATCAGATGAGTGTGTAGAACTGACACGCCAAATAGATAATAAACTTGGGGATGTAATAACTCGTGAATACAAACCCGAATACTTTAAAAACAATAACAATGTCGCACTTTACAACGATCAGGACCAAACTCAAGAGCAAACCACGACTACTTGAAGCATTAGAACTCTTGCAGTATGATGTTAAAGAAGATCAGGAACTTAGAGTAACTGGATCTCATGGTATTGGTCATGAAACTGTAGAAGCAGAAATTGCTATAGGAACTGATATTGGGTTTCGTCAAAATATAGTAACAGGTGAGTATGAATTGGTAGCAGATCTAGAAACATGGAACCAATCTGTCCCAGTAGAAAGACTACTTGACAAAGTTAACCAACAGTATGCTAGAATGACAGTTCATAATACTGTTAAAAAAATGGGATTCCAGGTACAAGAAGAATGGGAAATGGATGATAATTCCATTGAGTTAACAGTCACACGTTGGATCTAAACTATGTCAATTAAATTATTATTGTTAAAATCTGGGGAAGATATCATTTCTGATGTTAAAGAAATGAATATTGGTACTGAAGAGGATAGGAAAGTAGTTGGATATTATCTTAACAAACCTTGTATTGTTAAGATGCAAGATCCTTCAGTTGTTGATGACACTGAGGATGAGAAAGCATCCTTTCAAGTGGCATTATTTCCTTGGATGCCCTTGACAAAGGATGATAATATTCCTATCGCTGCTGATTGGTTAATTACTATGGTAGAACCAATCGACAATTTAAAAAAAATGTACATTGAGGATGTAGTAAACTATGGAAAAACAAATAAAGGTGATAGCACTAATGAATCACCATCTAGTGATAGCGGAGATTGATGAAGTCGCTGCTGCAGATATTGGTCAACCTGATTGTAAGGTAACAAAACCATTTCTCATCAATACTGAATCTGGTCAAACAGTACTGGAACCCTTTTTAGGAAGTGTCACAAGGGATGAGGCATTAATGATGGGATCTGATAAGATACTTACATTGGTAGAACCAACTCCAACTTTACTTGAAAAATACTTAAATCTTACTAAAGAATGAAATTCTACACCAATGTCCAACTAATCGGAAACCAATTCTTGGTCCGAGGAGTTGAGAATGGTAGAAGGTATGAACATCGTGATGAGTTCTTTCCGACTCTATTTGTTAAGTCCAAAAAGAAGACTAAATATAAAACGTTGAATGGAGAAACAGTTGAGGCAATTAATCCAGGCACGGTACGGGACTGTCGTGAGTTCTATAAGAGGTATGATGATGTTGAGGGATTTGAGATTTATGGGAATGACAGGTACATTTACCAATATATTTCAGAGAAATACCCAGATGATGAAATCAAGTTTGACATATCTCAAATTAAGCTTGTTACTTTGGATATTGAAACTACGTCTGAGCAGGGCTTCCCTAACGTTGAGTCGTGTGTGGAGGAGATCCTGGCAATCACAATACAGGATTACACAACTAAGCAGATCGTTACTTGGGGTAGCAAGCCCTTTAAGAATACTCAACAGAATGTAACTTATAATTATTGTTCTAATGAGTATGAACTATTAACTTCGTTTATAAACTATTGGATGCAAGATGTTCCTGATGTGATTACAGGATGGAACATACAGATGTTTGATATACCTTATATTTGTAGGAGACTGGAGAGAGTTCTTGGTGAGAAGTTGATGAAGAGATTCTCACCTTGGGGACTTGTTAGTGAGGGTGAGATACATGTAATGGGACGCACTCAGATTGTATATGATGTGGGTGGTGTTACCCAATTAGATTATATGGATCTTTATAAGAAGTTTACTTATAAGGCACAAGAGTCTTATCGGTTGGATTATATTGCAAAGGTTGAACTTGGTCAGCAGAAGTTAGACCACTCTGAGTTTGAGACCTTTAAGGACTTTTATACAAAGGGTTGGCAGAAGTTTATTGAATATAATATAATTGACGTTGAACTTGTTGACCGTCTTGAAGGCAAGATGAAACTCATTGAGCTTGCATTGACTATGGCATATGAAGCCAAGGTTAATTATAGTGATGTGTTTTATCAGGTGCGGATGTGGGATACGATAATTTATAACTATCTAAAGAAGAGGAACATAGTAATTCCTCCCAAGAATAGATCACAAAAGAACGAAAAGTATGCGGGGGCGTATGTCAAGGAACCGAAACCAGGAAAGTATGACTGGGTTGTTAGTTTTGACCTCAATAG